TGTCTTGTGTATACAAGAGCCTAGTATATTATGTTCTGGTATATCATTAATAGGTCTGTTTATACCAAACATTCCTATGTCATCATACCATGATAAAGGTTTATGTGTCATTGTATTCACCCTTCTATAAGTTGTTTAAACTGTTCATATACTTTCTTCTTATTTCCTTTAAGATTATATTCTTCCTTAATAATAGAATAAACAGAACGACCTCGCCTTGTCATACCTTTTATTTCTAAACCTAAAGAAGATAACAATACTTGTTGTCTATATTTTTGTATTGCATCTGGTGTATCTATTACATATCCCATTGTATTCACCTCCTTATTTTATTTTGTGATGGAATATTAGCCCACCACCTGATGTATATAAAGCTATTATAGTCATTAGATTAAGTCTGTCAATCTCATTATCTATAACAATAAAAAATATGGTTAAAGCTATTGCCCATATTAAACTAACTATACCTATAACTAATGAATGATATTTTTTAATCATTGTATTCACCTATATACCTACGCAGTCTGCGTAGATAATTTTGGTTTATATAAAAGCATTTGCCCATTTACTTTTATGTAAACACTACCATTCTTTTTTGTTTTATCTACATAATGAGCATTGTAAACTGTTCTTCCTCTTGGATTATCTGCCTCTCTGCATATAGGACTTCGCACTATGTGTAAAGGATAATCATTGTATTTTTTTGTGTTCATTCTATCTTCCTTTTTATTTTGCTACGCAGTCTGCGTAGGTAATTTCTTTATCTTTTTCTATTATGTAAGAGTACCATAGGTAGTATGACTTGTCAAATGGCACACTATATATTGTATTCACCTAGTTGTATTCACCTAGTTGTATTCACCTCAAATAAAAAAAAATAAAAAAAATAAATAAAAAATAGACAAAAAAAAACCCTTAACAAATTAATGTTAAGGGCTTTTTAATTTATTTAGCTAATTGTTTTTTAGTATCAACTTCACCATGCTCCTTTAATATTCTCATATGAGCAATTAATTTATTAATATGTTTAGATAAAACATCAGTATCTGTAATATCTCTTTCCTTAATAGCTACTAATTGATTATCTAAAAATTCTGTATCAGTAATTTTAGATTTATCATTAGATTGTTCTACGCTAGGTTTTTCTACGCTAGGTTTTTCAATTAAATTGTCATGCTTATCAAGAGTATATAATTTTTTATAGTTTAAAATATCCTCTTGGCATTCAAGATTTAATTTATCTAATGTAGTTTTAATCTGCTTCTCATTTTGATTAATACCATAGATAGAACGCATAACAGGCGAATTAGCACACTCAAATAATCTATTGATCCTTGATTTAGTTTTACTTTTAGAACCATAAAGATTTTCATTTCTTAATAATTCTTTTTTAATATAACTAGTGTGTCCCTTTGCTTTAAATTCATAGGTCGAACAATGAGATGCTAGTTTACAAATATCAATCAGGATTAAACTTGAAGTATTTAATTCACTTTTGTTTATATCCTTTGCGTTCCTAATGATTGCGTTGGAAATGATATTTGCTTGAGTTTTATCAAAAGATTTATTTGATTTTTTATTAGTGTTTTTCATTGCGTAATTTTCCTTAATTTAAGATTAATAAAAAAACTTTGATTAATTTTTGGAATAGGAATTATTCAGAATGAATATTATTAAAAACCTATGAACTAGCATAATCGCAATTTTAAAAATAGGTACATTAAAAAATTCGTAAAGAAAATTATGTTTGCCTAGTTCCTGCTTGAAAAGTTCGCTGGTATCTTATCGCTTGCTTTCAGGGCAACCCCTACCTAGTTGAGTTACTGCGTCGCATTACCTTTATTATAATCAAGTAAACATAAAAAGCAAATTAATATTTATTTGCTACGCAGTCTGCGTAGGAAAATTATAGTTCTATTGTATTCACCTAATACATTTTATATAGGTTTTTAATTGCTTGATAGGTTTTTAGACTAGGTCGCTGCGATTTGTCCTATAATGACAATTTAAATTGTAGTAATAACTGCAATATAGAAATAAAACGCCCTATATTTTTTGTGTCTGCATAGTTTTTTAAACTGTATTCACCTACAAAAATTATAAAAGATTTTTAAAGGTATCTTTTTATAGTATGAGAATGATACTCAATCTCAATATATACCCCCCACCATAAAAAATCAGGGGGTGTGTGTGTCAGTATATTTGTATGTGCCATATATGCAACAAAAATACAAGGATAAAAGTAGGATAACAAAAATAATTAAAAAAAGACTTGACAATTAAGTGGGGAATAGTGTATAATTATATATAATATATAAAGTTATTAAAACCATAAGTACTTAGTACTTAGTATATTTGTTTTTTTTGTTTTTTCTTATATAAAAATAAAAACAAAAGTACTTAGTACTTAGTATATTTGTTTTTCTTATAAATAAATATAATAATATACAACAATATACTATAAGGATACAATATCATAGAAACTATAGAGACTATAGAGACTAATGAAGACTTATCAACTCTTATAAACCTCAATACATACTTACAAATACAGATGCAACAAGAATCCAAAGGGGATTTCCTGTCTTTTGTTAGGCAAATGGTCCCAATGCTTGTCTCTGACTGGAAGATGGGGAAACATATAGAGGTATTATCAGAGAAATTACGTCAATTAGAAGCTGGAGAGATAAAAAGGCTTATGGTCTTTCTACCACCCAGGTCCTCTAAGTCTGTTATCTGTTCCAAATTGTTTCCTGCATGGTATATAGGAAGGAATCCAGAACATGAAATACTTACAGTTTCTCATAGTGACCAGTTATCAAGCGATTTTGGGCGTTCTGTCAGAGATTTGGTTAATGCTAAAGAGTTTCAGGATATTTTCAAGGGAGTGTCCTTACGTTCAGATGTTCGAGCAGCAGGAAAATGGAAGACAAACAAAGGTGGACAGTACTATGCTGCAGGTGTTAGATCCCAGATTGCAGGAAGAGGTGCACACATTGCAATACTTGATGATGTTATGTCAGAGGAAGACTCATACTCTGAAGCAGGCAGAAGATATGTTAAGGAATGGTATCCAGCAGGACTAAGAACACGTATAATGCCTAATGGTTCCATACTTATTATTAATACAAGGTATCATTATGATGATCTTTGTGGATGGTTACTAAAACAACAGGAGAATATGGGGGATTATGATGTTATTCCCTGGGATGTAGTAAGAATACCAGCATGGTTAGACGAAGAAGCAGCAGAATTACTCGATTTACCTGTAGGATCTAGTTATTTTCCAGAATGGAAGCCAGATGAGGTATTACGTGTAGATGAACATGAAATTAAAGCTTCAAATGGTGCAAGATACTGGAATGCTCTCTATATGCAAGATCCCACACCAGATGAAGGGGGATTAATAAAGAAGAAATGGTTAAAATGGTGGGATCATACTGAGCCACCTCCATGTGATTTTATTATACAAACCTATGATACAGCATTCTCTACAAAAACGACAGCAGATTATAGTGTTATACAGACATGGGGTATATTCTCCATGTATGATCAAGATGAAGAAGGATTAGAATCCTATAGAGGTAATCTTATTCTTCTGGGAAACATAAAAGGAAGATTTGAATACCCAGAACTCAGACGTATGACACAATTACTCTATCAAGAACACAGACCTGATGTATGTATGGTAGAAAAGAAAGCATCAGGACAATCATTAATACAAGATATGCGTAGAGCTGGTATACCT